TTCAACTGGAAGCAGGACCGGGAGTTCTGCGATGTCTGGCACCACGAGACCAACGACGTCATCGGCGGTGACGACCGCCGCCAGGCCGTGATGGACTCGCTGTTCCGCGCCGCCAGCGACGAGCACAACCCGCGCCACGTCTCAGCGGCCAAGGTCTACCTCGACGCCATCGGCGCAATGAGCCCCGGTCGGCTCGAGATCAGCGTGAACGGCGACAAGGCACTCGGCCTACTCACCGACGACGAACTGGAAAAGCTGCTCGCCCGCGGTCTTGCCGATCGACAGGGCGATGTCATCACCGACTAAGCAGGGCGGCTTCCAGCCCCGCAACACGCCCGCCGAGCGCCGGGCGTTCTTCGATGTCGACCGACGGCTGCGTGTCATCGAGAAAGGTGGCGGAGGCGGCGGCGGCACCAGCCTGCCTCCCGGCGGAGCAGCCACCCAGGTGTTGGCCAAGGCGTCCGCCGCCGACAACGATGTGCACTGGGTCGCCCCCGCACCCAAGGGCGACACCGGGGCCGTCGGGCCTCAAGGACCGATCGGGCCGGCCGGGCCCACCGGGGCCACCGGCAGCCAGGGAGCCAAGGGCGATCCCGGCATCCAGGGGGTCCAGGGCCCCAAGGGCGACACCGGTGCAGCTGGCCCTACAGGGAGTGCGGGGCCGGCGGGAGCGATCGGCCCTCAAGGGCCCGCCGGTGCCGACTCGACGGTGCCGGGCCCTGCGGGCCCGCAGGGACCCAAGGGTGACACCGGTGCGACCGGTGCGACCGGAGCCACAGGTGCCGACTCCACGGTGCCTGGGCCGCAAGGACCGCAAGGCCCGGCAGGTGCGCCTGGTGCAACCGGGAGCACTGGCCCTGCTGGGCCGGCGGGGGCCGATTCGACCGTGCCAGGACCCGTTGGCCCCGCAGGGGCGACCGGGCCAGCGGGGGCGACCGGGCCGCAGGGCCCACCAGGTGACCCCCTCATCTTCTGGCCGGTCGGATCGGTGTACACCTCGGTGTCGCCGACCAACCCGGCGGGGTTGTTCGGCGGCACTTGGGTCGAGCTCGTCCTCGGAACCGCCATCGCCATCACCCCGCCGACCCCGACGGCGGTCGACCTGCACTACTGGCAGCGCACCGCGTGAGCAGCTACACCATCGAGGAACTGATCCAGGAGCGCGAGTGGCGCAAGATCGCCCCGGACTGGAAGACCACCACGCCCGAGCAGCTACTCGAGGCGTTCGAGTACTTCTGCGCCAACTACTGGTGGATCAGGCACCCCGAGCGCGGGCGGATCAAGTTCGAGCTGTTCGACGCGCAGCGTGATGCCGTCCGACTCTGGCTGACCGAGCGATACACGATCGCCCTCAAGGCCCGCCAGATCGGGTTCTCCACCCTGATCTCCACCTTCTCGTTCTGGTCCACCTTCTTCTACCCCGACCGCGCCATCGTCATGTTGTCCAAGACCGAGCGCGATGCGGTGAAGCTGCTCGAGAAGGCCAAGTACGGCAGCCGCTTCCTGCCCGACTGGATGAAGTTCCGTGGTCCCGTCATGCAGATCAACCAGTCCCGAATGGGCTTTTCGAACGAGAGCTATCTCGAATCGCTCCCGAGTGCATCCGACCCAGCGCGCGGCGAGAGTGTGTACACAGTCGTCGTAGACGAACTGGGTCTTCTGCCAAACTCCGACGAGGCCTGGGCAGCCATCGAACCAATCGCCGACGTCGGCGGCCGCGTCGTCATGCTCGGCACCGCTCACGGCGAGGGCAACCTGTTCCACAAGTTGTGGATCGGCAGCCAGAACAAGACCAATCGGTTCAAGGGGATCTTCTTCCCGTGGTGGTCCGGCGACCGCGACGACGACTGGTACGAGTCGAAGCGCCGTGACCTGCCGGACTGGCAGCTCGCCCAAGAGTATCCATCGGACCCCGACGAGGCGTTCCTGCGTTCCGGGCACCCGGTGTTCAACGTCGAGATGCTGCGCAGCCTCGAATCCATCCTGCCCGAGACCGGCCGGCTCGTCCCTCATGACGCCGGCTACGAATACGAGGCGGCGAACGGCGGGCCGCTGAAAGTGTGGGAGCGCCCCGAGCGCAACTGCTCCTACGTCATCGGCGTCGACGTCGCCGAGGGCCTCGAGCACGGCGACTACTCGTCGGCCCACGTCATCGAAGCCCGCACCCACCGCGTCGTGGCCCACTACCACGCCCGCATCGACCCCGACTTGCTCGGCTCCGAGGTGCTCTACAACCTCGGCCACTGGTACAACCAGGCGCTGATCGGCGTGGAGTCGAACAACCACGGCCTCGTCACCAACAAAGCGCTCGCTCGGCTGTGGTACACCCCGCTCTACCGTCAGCGCTCGGTGACCAAGGCGACCAACGGCAAGCCCTCGGAGTACCTCGGCTGGCGCACCTCGGTGATCACCAAGCCGCTCGCCATCGGCGAGCTCAACGGCGCGCTGCGCGACAACCAGCTGCACCTGTTCGACGCCGAGACCCAGATCGAGTTGCGCTCGTACATCCGTGAAGGCGATGGCAAGATGCACGGGTCACCCTTCGACGACCGGGTGATGAGCCTGGCCATCGCCAACCAGATGCTCAAGTTCGTCTGGCTCCGCGAGTTCCAGCCGGTGCGAGAACCACCCCCTGGCACCTTCGGCTGGTTCGAGCGCAAGCTGTTCGGTGAGCACGATCGCCTGCTTGCCAAGAAGAATGCCCAGCGGCAACGCATCGGGACCAACTACGTCAGGAGCAACACATGACCGTCGCCAGAATGCACTCACAGCGCCAGGTCCAACGCGGCCGCGACGCTGGCCGCTACCCCCTGCAGAAGCGGATCGACCGAGGTGGCGATGACCCGGACGCCGGCGGTGGTGGCGGAACGTTCCCAGCGACCGGGGCCACGGCGGGCACCCCCGGCAGCTACACCCCGGCCGGGGCCACCGTGCCCAGCGACGTCGGCGGGATGAGCGGCATCACCGCCAGCCCGGCCACGGCGTGGACCGGAGGTCAGTACGTCCCGCTCAGCCCCAGCGGCAGCGCCTACTGGAACGGCACCGCCTGGACACTCGGCGTCGCTCCGTGAGCACACGGGACCCCAACGGGCCCACGCTGTGCAAGGAGTGCCTCGTGCGCGTCGCCGAGGACAACGACTCGCACATCTGCTTCCTCTGCCGCGTCGCCTCGGTCGGCTTCTCGTTCCGTGGTGGCGGCAGCTACGGCCGCGAGTCCTTCCACGACTACACGAACGAGGAACGACGAGCCGAGATCTTGGACGGGCGCGAGCTCGGCGTCGACACCGAGCCCGCCAGCAACTACGGATGGGGATGAGCGATGAAGGCCAGTGAGCGTCTGCAGTTCTACCGCGACGAGGTGGAGCGCTCGAAGAAGTGGCGCAGCGACAACTACGACGGCATCTGGCACCGGCTCATCGACCTGTACCGCGGCAAGCAGTACCAGCAGGCGACGCCCAACGACCAGCTGATCGTCAACTTGGCCTTCGCCACCAAGAACGTGATCGCCCCCTCGGTGGCGATCAACAACCCGCGCTTCGTGGTCAACGCTCGCAAGCCCGACAACGCCCCCAACGCCGTCATCGTCGAAGAGGTGCTCAACTACCTGTGGCGTTGCTACAAGTACCAGGACGAGATCCGCCTCACCGTCGACGACTGGCTGGTCTGCGGCCACGGCTGGATCAAGGCGGGCTACAAGTTCGTCAAGGAACCGGTCGTGCGCAGCAGCGAGCAGGCCGGTGACTCCAACGTCGTCGACACCGGAGCCGACGAAGGCATCGACGATCGCATGCCTACCGAAGGCAACGTCGAGACCGAGATGGAGGTGCGTGCCGACCGACCGTTCCTCGAGCGCGTCTCGGCCTTCGACGTCTTCGTCGACCCCGACAGCCGGCGTCCCAGCCTGATGCGCTGGATCGCGCAGCGCACCTGGCGTCCGATCCAGGACGTGCGTGTCGACGAGCGCTACGACACCCGAGCACGCAAGCAGGCCAGCGCCACGACGAGTCACCTGACCACGTCAGGTTCCGGTGACGACGACGGTCGTGGCGGCCAGGACATGCCCGACCAGGGTGCGATCGGCTACTGCGAGGTCATCGAGTTCTACGACTTGAAGCGCCGCGAGGTGGCGACGTTCATCCTCGACGGTGGCGAAGAGGGCACCGACCGCTCCACCGCCCGCGACCTGTTCCTGATCAAGCCGGCACCGATCCCCTACGGGTTCGGGCATCCGTTCATGATGCTGCGCAACTACGAGGTGCCCGACACCTTCTACCCGATCGGCGAGTTGGAGCAGATCGAGAGCCTGCAGCTCGAGCTCAACGAGACCCGCAACCAGATGCTGAACCACCGCAAGCGGTTCGCCCGGAAGTGGATCTACGCCCGCGACGCCTTCGACGAAGACGGCGTGCGCGCCCTCGAGTCCGACATCGACAACACGATGATCCCGACGATCGGTCAGGACAACCCGGCGAACTTCATCGCCCCGCTGCCCTCGATCGGCACACCGCCGGACATGTACAACCAGAGCCAGCTGATCGAAGAGGACATCAACACCGTGTCCGGCGTCAGCGACTACGCCCGCGGTCAGCCCGACACCAACATCCGCCGCACCGCCACCGAGGCGGCGATGATCCAGGACGCCGCCAACGCCCGCGCCCGCGACAAGTTGGCCAAGGTCGAGTCGTTCCTCTCCGAGGTCGGCGAGGCGATCGTCATGCTGATGCAGCAGTTCATGACCGGCGAGTACGTCGCCCGGATCACGACCGTCGCCGGGCGCGCATGGGTCAACTACGACGCCGACTACCTGCAGGGTGACTTCGACTTCGAGGTCGAGGGTGGCTCCACTGAGCCACGCAACGAAGCGTTCCGCCGGCAGTCGGCGTTGCAGCTCGTCGACGCCATGGCCCCCTTCGTCGAGATCGGGGTGATCAACCCGCAGGGGCTGGCCCGCTACGTGCTGCAGTACGGCTTCGGCATCAAGGACGTCTCGATGCTGCTCAACGATCCGCAGACCGCGGCGATGCAGCAGGCCCAGATGTCCGGTCAGGTGCCGCCCGAGCAGATGCCACCGGGTGGGCCCGAGGGCGATCCGATGGCCCAGCAGATGCCTCAGGAAGGCATGGGTCCACCGATCGAACAGATGCCGCAGGGCGGGCCGCAGATCCCGCCGGAGCTGATGGCTCAGCTGGGTGCTGGTGGCGGAGCCGCGTAACTGCTACTAATTGTGTCGACCCGAGCAACCAGGAAGGACTCGAGTGTCAGACGAATACGTCGAAGGCGACCCATCTGGGGCACCCGCCGAGGACGGATACACCGAACAACCCGAATCGCAGGAACCTCCCCGGAGCTACCTCGACCTCGACGACGACCTGGCCAACCGCTACGTCCGAGTCAAGGTTGATGGTGTCGACG